GCAGGCTCCGGGCAAACGTCACCACGGTGATCAGGATCCACCCGGTGGCGTTCCATGCCGCGGCGGTGGCCCACTGCCGGGGCCGGTACCCGATGAGGAACGCCGCGGCCACCAGAAACCCCAGGCCGTACAGGGCGAGGTATGCGGCGGTCATCGTCCCCCCCGCAGTACCTGTTCCTCCAGCCATCGGTTATAGCCGTTGGCCGCGTTGTGCCGGCGGAGTGCGCCGGTCAGCGGAACCGCCTCATCACGGCGGGCAGTGGCCGCGCTCAGATCCCGCTGGGCCTGAGCCACGGACCGCGCCGTGTTGCGCTTGGCTTCTTCCAGCTCGGGATCCGACGGCCGGCGGCGCACGAACAGGCGGCGGATCACGAGCCACCCACCGGAGGAAGCGGCAGATGGCCCAGTGCCGAGAGCAGAGTGACCGCCGTACGGGAGGCTTCCACCCCCGCATCCGACCGTTCCCGGTCCCGCGTGGCCGCTTGGCGTGTCACGTCGTGAGCCTCCGACTCCCGGGTGTACTGCTGTTTCCACTCCTCGGCTCTCCGTTCCGCGCGATCGTACTCTGACTTGCTGACCACGCGACCCGTGAGCCACAGGACCAGGAAGGCGCCCACCGGCCCCAGGTTCAGCAGCAGGGTCAGCGGGTCGGCTCCCTGGTCCACTCCGGTTACGCTCCCAGTTCCGGACGTGGGGTGTGCTTGGTCAGCCAGCCCGTGACGAAGGTGATCGCCGGCGGAACGATCAGCGTGACCGCTCCCTGGGCCCACCCGGGCACCGAGCCCATGAGGGAGGCGTTGCCCGGTACCTCGTTCAGAAACGTCACGCCGACACCGATCAGAGTGGCGGCAACCGTGGTGGCCACCACCTTGGCTTCTACCAGCCACGGGTTCAGGGTGCTCATGTCGCGGTACCTCCGTTCTGGGCCGCCATCGCGGCGGTCAGTGCGTCCACCTTGGCGGACAGGGCAGCGATCGCGTCCAGGGTCTGCGCGTAGTGCGCGTCCCCGTACGCGAGGAAGGTGCCGGCCGGCCGGTGCGGGTCGGTCCCTTCGGCAGCGATAGGGGACGCGAGCGGGTGATTCCAGATCACGGCCGCGTCGGCATCGGTCAGGGCCACGGGTACCTCCGGTTTCGGGACGGGTGTGACGGGCGGAACAGGGGCCTTGATCCCGGCCCAGCTGCGGAGTGCGTCCGGGCTCATGTAGATCACGGTCTGGTCCCGGGGCACGGACGTAAACTGCCAACCCCACACCGGTCCGTAACCGGTCTTGGGGCGGGTGATCTCGGCCGCCGCGGCGAAGGAACGTCCCTGCACCGGATAGGCCGGGTACCAGTAACCGTCCGCGTTGGACGGGTAGTGCCGGCCCACGTTGCTCCCCGGGGTGTAGCAGAGCACGTGCTGCCCCGGGAAGGCGTGCTTTACCGCGGCCACCCAGGCGGTGGCGTACGCGCGGATCTGGGCATCGGTCCGGCCCACGTAGTTCTTCGCCCCGTCGGGGTACGGCTCAAGATCCAGGACGTGGACCGTGGGCCGGACCGCGGCGGAACGTACCGCCGCCACGTAGTTGGCCGCTTCCAAGGCCACGTTCTGATTGGGCCAGGCGAAGTGATAGGCGCCGCGGACCAGGCCGGCCGCAGCGATGTCGGCCATGTGCCGGACAAACCAAGCGTCGTGGGTGTGCTGCCCCTCGCTCGCCTTGGCGATGCCCATGTGCACCCCGAAGGACTTCCAGGACTGGTGGGACGGTTGGTTGCCCGACACGTCCACCGCGTAGCTGTACGCCATGCTCTCCACCTCTCGTCTGCTCCAGCCCAATGTACGCGTTCGGTCCGGTATTGCAGAGAGTGACCCTGAACCCGATCACGGTCTACTCTTGACTAGTGGTGTCCACTCGTGCCATGATGGAGTCCTGGCCAGGGAAACCGGCCGGTACAACTCAACAGGGTGAGTCGCATGAAGGTCACAGGGTTATAGAGGGACCGGAGACGTAGGCGGCCGGATATAGGGGGCTTCAGGGCCCTCAACAGGAAGAACCTGACAAGGATCTTCTTCTATGCCGGTCGGATTGATAACGGTTCCCTGATGGCTAGGCAGTCTGATGAGGCGCAGTCGCTCCACTGAACCGCGAATCGACTCACCCTGTTGGGTACCCCGTAAACAGAGGGAGCCCCAGATGAACGCCACCGCCCGCACCGCCCGCCAGATCCTCCGCACGCGCCGCAGCGAGAACCGCGCGCTGAAGAGCGAGAGCACGGCGGCCCGGGTGCAGCGCCTCGGGTTCGGCGCGGTGGCGCTGGAGCAGGTGCACGCGGTCCCCGAGCGGGTGGCGGTGGACCTGGTGGCGGAGTACAGCACCCGGCAGGTGCGCGACGCGCTGGAGCTGATCGGGGAGGGCGCCATCCTCCCGGTCCGCCGGATCTCGTTCGTGTCCATCAGCTCGGACGGCGGGGACGTGTACGTGACCACCCCGCACACCTGCACCTGCCCCGCCGGAGAGCACGGCCGGACCTGTTACCACACCGCCGCCGCGCGCCTGCTGGTCGCGTGCTAACTCCTTCAACCGATGACCAGGAAGTTACCTGTGAGTGATCGCCCGTACGCCTACTCCCGCTGCATCCATTGCAAAGAGCTCGTACAGCAAAACAAGGAAGGAGACCTCTGGGTTCGCGCCGGCCTGTGGGGCGATGCATCGGAATGCGAGAAAGCCCCCAACCCTGACGATGGGCCGATGCCGCTTCACGAGAGCAACGGACAGATCGCAGTCCGTCCCTGATCGCCCGGCCCGACCGGCCCCGGTACCCGCGACGAAAGCCCCTCGGAGGGCAGCGCAAGCGGGTACCGGGGCCGGCTCACGTCATGGTCGCGGCGCCCGTGAAGTCGTCGGAGCTGCCGATGTCCTCTGTCTCCAGGTAGGCCGGGAACAGGGCGGAGGCGAAGATGCTCACGTTGCCCGTACCGCCCGTCACCCGGGCGAAGGTGGCCACCAGGGGTGCGGCGATGTCCGCCCCTGACGTGTTGATGACGATGTTCTGGTAGTAGAACCCGTACGTGCCGGCCGCCGCCCCGGTGGGGGACCGGAACGAGTCCAGGAGCGCGGGGTTGGTGACCGTGTCCGTCTTCCGGATCCGTAGTTCGGCCTGGTCGTTGGCCACGGTGATGATCGCGTTGCCCTTGAACGTCACCCGGAACGCTCGCCCGTTCCTGAACGTGATGGACGGGGAGGTGATGGCCGCCATTTCCGTGGTGGACGCGGACGTTCCCGTGGTCGCGGCGATGGCCGCGAAATTGATCGTGCGCGGGTGGAGGTCGTTGGACCGGTCCGCTGTCTCCGCCTGTCCGGCGAGCCATCCTGCGACCACTGGGGCCTCACAATCCTGTGTAGCTGATATCGAACAGGTCTATCGAGTCATTGTTCTGGTGGGTTTTCACCACTCCGTTCACTGCGCGCGTCACCGTGAACGTCTGCGGACTGGCTGTGCCCGTGATCGCGGTCACGGTCATCCGCTCCCCTCCGACGATGACGTCGAACGGGAAATCCGTAGGGCTCGCGGCGGAGTTCGTCCACACCGCACTGCCGCTGGGCACCGACACGTTCACGCTGATACCGGTAGGGGTCATGTCCTGGGATATGAAAGAGGCGCCCGAGTTCTTGCGTGTGGATTCGATGATTCCCACATGATAGGGAGACTCCGGCTGGCACACGAACGTGATCTTGTGCTCGAAAAAGGTGAGCGTTTCCTGGATGCCGATTACCTGTTGCGAGATGTCTCCCCCCAGTCGCGAGGGAGGGGACGACACGACAATCCGGTGGCCGAACAGGACGTTGAGAATGGAGGTCCGTTGAGTTGCCATACCCGAACGCGACAGGTTCACACTGATGGAAGGGTAACGAGGCTCATCCACCGTTCCCAAGTGCACTCTCCAAGCTGCACGCTGTGCCAGGTCCGAATCCGATTCTACGTTGACGGAAATGCTATCGGAATATCCGGGGCCCGCGCCATTAGGAGGATCCAAAACCGACAGGGGTCCCGAGTCCAATGTAGACGTAGCCGAGGATCCGTTGACACGGGATACCGTCCAACTGTTTTTTGTATTAAGATCGTCCGGTACCGGAACAGGAACCTGAGAAAGCTGATTCCCCGGATACGAAAGAGTTATTGTGGGACTTCGCCCGTACAGACCTGATCGGGACCGGAAAGCCAGACCGAAATTGTTCTCCCTCTCGAACAGTATTCCCTGATCCACGTCCACGCATTGTTGTACGATGTTCAGGAAAGTAGATGGAAGCTGGGGCCCCATGGTATCCGAGGAAACAGAAGCTACGTCCACATAATTAATACTCTGTTCGGAACATATTCGCCGGAGTCTGGTTCCCGCCGTTTCCCCTACAAAGGCTGTTAGCTGACCGCCCAGGTCAAAGAAATTGGTAACGTCTGGCTGTACGCTTATGTGCCCAAATACTCCGTCAGTAATAGTCCTTCCCGGAGTAACCGTTACAGCGGTAAGCCTTCCTACGGTAGCCGCTATGAACGTCCCGGACAGTCCGCTTACCGTGTTGGACGTAACGTTAAAGGCAGACAAAGACCAGCTTACGTTAGCTCCGCTCTGGGTAAGTTCCATGGATATACGCAAGCGAAGATCATCCGCAGCGAATGCTATAAACCCTGTGTCGAACAGAACCGTAAGGCCATCTGTGTCTATACCTCGTAGCGCCAAACCTCCTCCGGTCCCATAGGACACACACCAATACGGAACCGTTCCCCCTGTAGTCGCGCACTTTATAAGCTGAGTTCCATTTGCGGGAGGTGTCGGAAGCATCAACAAGAATCGAACCTGCGTCTCCCCGGTTACCGTGTACCTGGGCACGGTGCCTGAAAACGAGGATCCGGCCATCACAGGAAGAGCGGCGGAGCAGTTGAACCCGGTATCGGAGGCCAGCGTCGGCGTACCCGTGATGGCCATGGGCGGTCCGCCTGACAGCGCGGACGCCAACAGCGTGGCTCCTGACATATCTTCCATGGGCCAGTATGCAGCCGGTGTAGTTGTCAGCGCGGGGGACATCAGGCCGCGGTACAAGGTGCTGCGTAGCGGCGTGCTGGCCTGGTTCAGCCTGCGCAGGATACCGGCCGCCTCGATGTCCACCCAGACGTCCCGGCCCGTCACGTCCCAGCTCTCCGGCCACGCGGGGATCTCTCCCCAGAACCGGTACGACTTGTCATCGCCCTTCGGAACGCTGACCCTGACCTGGGTGTTGCGGCCGATCTTCCCGTAGTACGGGGACATGGCGTTGGCCGGGCTGAACAGCCCGTCCTGGTTGTTCAGCTGGAAGATACACGTACCCGGTACCGGGTTCTGCCCCTCCGAAGTCTGTCCACGGCTGATCGAGATCTGACCGCCGCTGTCCCGGACCATCACCTTGGAAGTGATGTTGATCCATGACCCGTCGATCAACAGCTCGATCATGGGGTTCTGATTGGACACTTCCCCCACTGCCCCCGGTGCGATTCCTAGCGGGCCGGCCTGCGCGCCCATGCGGCGCAACCACCCCGCGTAACGAACCGCAACCGAAGGCATCTGTTACTCCCCGTCGTGGGTATTGACGATCAGTACCGTGGTGTTCTCGGAAGAAATACCGGGGTCTCCGTCGTACTTCAGCACTACCTGATGGGTGGATTCATCGTTGTCCCACCCGACTATCCCCTCGGCAGGAATGCCCAGGGCCAGCGCTATCGACTCTTCCGCAGTCGCCATAATAAGACTCCTCTATCACTCGTCCCAGACAACCCAGCAGGACATGTTGACAGCCGCGCTGAACGTCACCCGGACGCGAAGGAACTTGGACACGCTGATGATAGGACGCTCATCCGGCATCCACTGGTACACGTACGGGTTGATGCCGTCCCCGCCTGCGGTCAGTCCAGGTACCTGTACCACGTCGAAAATACGGGTACCCGTGATCGCTCCTTCACCGGAGGCTGTGTAACCCGTGCTCGTGGTGCCCAGCGTCATCAGGGACGCGGGCAGGTTGGGGTCCACCGGCTGCACCCCGGAGGCCGCGTGCGCCGCCACAGTGGCCGCCACGTCGGTTTGCAGCAGCTCCACCACACCCGTGCCCGTGGTGGCCGGCGGAACGTCGATGCTGTAGCCCCAGGCGATGAGCGTCATCATGCGGTTGGTCGGGGTGGCGACCTGCAACATCGTCTTGATGGAGGTGCCCGTGGTCACCTTGGCCTGCGCCGCCGTAGTGGGCATGGGCCCGTTCCAGCATTTATACCGGTGCATTACTTGCCCCTTTGTCCTAGTACGAACTGTACGTTACCGCCCCGGTTCTTGATCACTCCGCGCAACGGGTCGATGATCGCGGTACCGAGCTCCGTATCCCCGAGGATCACGGTCAGGTTGATGGGCTGCCCGCCGGCCGGGCCGCGCGCATCCATCATGGAGTTCGCATGGGGCCGTACCGAGCTGCCCGGGGCCAGGCTGACCAGCTCGGGCCCGCCCTCACCCACCCATGTGAGGTCGTTGCGCGGGCCGCCGGTCGCCGCGGCGCCCACGGGGCCGCCCACCGCCTTGCCACCGAACGCTTTCTTGAGCTGGGCCGCCATCGCGTTGGCTGCGTTGGCCATGATCTTGTTCAAGGTGGCCTGCTGCTTGGCCAGCCCGTCGACAATGCCCTGCGCCTGCTTGATGCCTGCGCCGTATACGGCGTCCGCGGCTGTGCCACCCGCGCTGGCCCCGGCGGCCTGCAACTGCTTCTCCAGGGCATTGATCTTCTTGATGTACTCCGGGCTGGCTCCGCTGAGCTGGTCCGCGGCGGACAGGCCGCCCTCCACCCCGGCCTGTCCGAGCTCGGACAGGGACTGGCTGTTCAGTCCCTTCTTCTTCAGCGCCGCCAGGTCCGCCGCGAACTTCTTCGCATCGTCCACGTTCCCTTGGAGGGTCTCTACGATCCCCAGACTGTTGCCCGAGCCGCCCTTGGCGATGGACCCGGCGGAGACGATGCTGCTGGATATCGAGTCCTTGAGCTGGGCGAAGCTGTCTTTGAGCGAAGCCAGGTTGTCCCGGGCAGCACTCAGGTGGTCGCTCACCTGGAGCAGCTTGGCCTCATTCTTCAGTGCGGCCTGACCGAACCGGTCGAACGCACTGACCAACTTGGACTCCTCGGCTCCATGGGTGGCCGCCTTGATCGTTCCCTTCCACGCGTTGAGCGTGTTCACCAGATCGTTCACGCTGCCCGCGCCCTTGGACGTCGAGGACTGGAACGAGCTCTGCTGGTATCCGGCGGCCTGTCCGAAGTACGAGACCCCCAGACCGCTCATGGCGCCGGCCGTCGCACTGTGCTCCGCTGCCGACGTGCCCGACGCGTACCCCGGGATCTTGGCTCCGGACTTCCTGGCCATAGCCTTGGAGTCGGTGTTGTTGAAAATGCGGGTCCCGCCCGGGGTGACCTGCATGAGCTCGGGCCCTTCTTCACCCACCCAGGCGACCTCACCCACCTTGGCCAGGCCGCCGGACGCGTACCCGCCACCCTCGTGCGCCACGTTCGTGCTCGATCCGCCCACCACGGTGTACGTCGTCTTGATCGACACGGTCTTGTCGTGCAGGCTCTTGAGCGCGTTCTTCGCTTCCTGGACCACGCTGTTGAGCTGCGCGGCATCGGCTTTCAGGGCGGCTGTCTTGCTCTTGGGCATGGCCGCCAGCTTCTTGTTCGCGGCGTCGATCGTCGCGTTCAGCCGGGCCGCGGTCCCCGTGATCTGGATCTTGGGGTCTTTGATGTTGTCCAGGTTGTCCGCGAGGTTGTTCGCCTCCCTGGACGTGAGCCCCATGGCCTCACCGGCCTTGACCAGCTGGGCATGAGCGTCTATCAAGATCTTGTTCGCGTACTCCTGGCCCTTGCCCTGGGTGATCGCGGCCGATGCCGCGGCCTGCGCCGTACTGGCCAGCTTGGACAGCGGTGCGTACGCGTCCCGGGATGCCTGGGTGTTCAGGTCCAGCTCGCCGTTTGTGTAGTGCAGAGCGCTGCCGTGCCCCTTGATCGCCTTGGTGGCGTCATCGATCGCCTGCTGGTAGTCGGACATGGTGTCCAGGCCCGACCGGTACGCGTCGTTCAGGTCGAAGATCGCCTGTTGCAACCCCTGCGCGCTCTGCTTCTGGGAGTCCAACTTCTTCTGGACCGCGATCGACTGCTCCCCGAACAGCCCGAGGGACTGCGCGGTCAGCTTCGCCTCGTACGCCACATCGGCCTGAGCGCTGGCGTACTTCTTCAGATCGTCCGCCGGGATCTTCTTCCCGGACTCCTTCTGGAAGTTGGCCAGCGCGGCGGCAGCCTCCGTGGCGTCCCCGTTCTTGACCATGTTGGCCAGTGCCTGGTCAACGTTCTTGATCGTCTTCTCTGCGGAGGACTTCGCACTGCCGCCGAAAATCAGCCCGATGACCGAGTTGTCCTTGACCAGGCCGCCGCCCGGGTTCTTGTTCAGCGCGTCCAGGGCATCGCTGATCTTGGACACGGTATCGGCAGCCGCTCCGCCGGCAGCCAGTTCCGTGAACCCCTTGCCCACCTGGTCCGCGGACAGTTTCGCCTTCCCCGCCTCATCCACAAAGTGCTTCAGCGTCAGGCCCAGGGCGGCCACCAGGCCGATGCCGATACCCAGGCGGGCCGTCGTGCTCAGCGTCCCGAACGCGGCGCTCAGACCGGCCACGCTGGGCAGCAGGCTGGCGGATCCGAACGCTCTGCCGGCGAGCACCGCGCTCGCGGCAACGGCCTCCAGCGCCCGGCTGGTCGCCATGATCCCGGCCGACGTGGCACCGATCAGCCGGGTGGCGGTGTACAGCTGGAGCAGCCGCGTCAGTACCTCGGGCGGGACGGAGGAAACCAGCTTGGCCAGCGCGTTCACGATCGTGAGCATGCCGGGCCCTGCATTGGCCGCCGCCTCCCCGATGTGCAGCAGCGCCTCCCCCAGGTTCTTCAGCGTGTCCTTGACCTGGGGGCCGGTCTTGGCCACATACTCCATGAACTTGGACGCGGGCCCGTCGGCCTGCCCCTCGGACAGCGCCCGGGACAGGTGGATCACCCCGTCCACCAGGGATTTCAGAGATCCGGTGGCGAAGTCCGTGAACTTCTTGTCCAGGGCATCGAACCCCGGGCTGGCGATCGAACCGGCCAACGCTGTGACCAGCCGGTCGAACTGCGTGCTGGCGCCCTTGACCAGGCCGGAGGTCTTGGGAAGCAGCGCGTTGACGGTCTCCAGGGACTTGGTAAACACCGGCATGGTGTTGCCGGACAGCCCGTCGGACCAGCTCTTGTAACTGTCTTTGAGGACCAGGAAGGCCGCCGCGGACTGCCGGGTGGCCGGCGGCAGTGCCTTCATGGCGGCGGCCACCGCGTCGCTGGCCTCTGCGGCCTGCTTGGACCCGGCGCCGTACTTCGCCTGCGCGGCGGTCACCTTGTCCTGCGCGGCGCTCACGTCCGTGAGCGTCTTCACCTGAGGGATCAGGGCCGCTCCGAACGCCCCGGCCGCCACCGCCCCGGCGCCCATGTGCGCCGCCAGCGGGACCAGGGCCGCCGCTACGGGGATTGCGGCCGGGGCCAGGGAGATCAGGGCACCCTTGAGGTCTTTCAGACCCTCCGAAGATGCTTTCTTGGCCGCCTTGTTCGCCTCGTTGATCGCGCGCTGAGCGTCCTCGCTGGTACCGGTGACCGCGATGCGTACGGCGTTAGCCATCGTCCCACTCCCCTTCCTCGGTACCTTCGGGCGGTTGAGCCAGGTGGTTGATCTCGATCAGGCGCAGGAGCTCCGCCGGTTCCGCCAGGATCTGGCTCGGAAGGCAGTGGAAGCGATCACACAGGGACAGGATCAGGCGGGCTCGTCGGAGCTCTCCAGGAGCGGGGACAGGTCTTCCGTCGGCAGCAATACCTCCGGGAGCGGCGCCGTATCTCCGGAGGTCTGCGGCAAAGGGTCGGATACGCCCGTGGTCGCGTTCACCCACCGGCCGGTCAGGGCCATGAGCATGTCTTTGTCCTGCTTCAGTACCGACTCCCGGTCAGTCGGTACCGGCTCCCCGCTGTCCGGGTCCTCGAAATTCCAGCTGATCAGGCTGTGCGCCATCTTCTCCACGGAATGGATCACGTCCAGCATGGACAGTCCGTCCGCGCCGCTGTTGGTCAGCTCCAGCCACATGCCGAAGTTCATCGGCACGAGTTCTGCTTCCAGCCCGTACCACTCGGAGTCCTCCGGCATGATGACGGTCTGTGTCCGCTTCTTGGGTCGGAACCCCATGGCGGCCTGCCTCTCGTAGGTCTGTCGGTGGAGCGGTCAGGACCAGGCCGGGGCGGTACCGTCCGCCAGCGCCCCGGGCACGGACCAGGTGAGCGCGCCGCCGGTCTGCCGCGATACCGCGTAGTCCGTGAACACGCACTCGTTGCTGAGCGTCTGCGAGCTGATGACCAGCGAGCACGTGCGGATCACGTTGGTGCCGGCCACGTCCTTGAACACCGCGTGCGACGCCGAGATGTTGAACACCCCGTTCAGGGTGATAGTGAAGTCCGCGAGCAGCAGCAGGCGCTCCGTCGCGAACTTGTCCACGCCGGTGATGTCCTGGACCGCGCGCGGGGTGGCGAAGTCGAAGTTGGTCACGTCGTTCTTGATGTCGGTCAGGGTCGGTACGGATGAGTCCACGCTCAGCGTGGTCCACCCAAGGCCGCTCTGCTTCGCCATGGTTCAGCCCCTCTGCTTCTGTTCGGACACCTTGTCCGTGTGGGTGTGCAGGTCGTCGGTCCAGTCATCCGCACTGGCGTGCGCGAGCACCGGGCCGCGGCCCTCCCGGACCAGGAAGTGCTCCGGGATGTCGATCCGGGTGCGGTGCCTGGAGTAGGCGAAGCAGGTCTGACCGGCCTCGAACTCGATCCAGGACCCGCCGTCCGTGATCCGGAAGCTCCGGCCACAGTGCGTGACCAGGTGCTTATCCTTCTCCGACAGGGTGTCGTACCGCAGCTTCCAGCCCGTCAGGTACTGCGGGCAGTCCACTTCGGCACAGGTCGCCTGCCGGAAGTGGGTGTCCAGCGGGGCACTGATCCGGTACCGGCGGGTGAGGTCGATCGCTTTTTCCATCACAGTGACACCGTGTTCTTGTTGCGGACGAAGACGACAGAGAAGGTGGCGGAACTGAACGTGCCTGTGGTGGCCACGCGCAGGTACCGGCGCACGGTAGCGGTCCGGCCGCCCTGGAGCCGCTGCACACCGGCCGCGGTGGCCGCAGTGAACGCAGCCCCGGTCAGCGTGGCGAAGGTGGAGTTGTCCGCGCTGTCCTGGATGGTGGCGGTGACCGAGGTACCGGTGAACGCCTGGACGAACAGGTACGCCTGCCACCCGAACGCCGTACTGGCGGTGGTCAGGTCCACCGCGGTGGGAGTGGGAGTGGCCGCGACATCGGTCCGGCTGCCCGGGGTGAGCTGGTCCCCCCACTCGGCCCCCGATCCGTTGGCAGGTACGTTGACCGAGAACGTCAGGGATCCGTCCGCGCCCCGCTGAGGGTCGTAGTTGACCTGCTTGCCCAGGATGCAGAACGCGGGGGACCCCAACGTGGTCCCGCGCAGATACGCCAGCTGCACATCGGTACGGGGAAGGGTGCGGGCCACCAGGTGCGCCGCGGTGGCGCCGGGCCCCGGGTTGAAAAACGTGGTCATGTTCAACAGGCCATCCGTCTCACCGGTCTGACGCACCATGGCTTTCACGTCGATGCCGGTGAAGTCGAACGTACTGCGGGGGGTGGACAGCGAGTTCAGCTGCTGCACGTCCCCGCTCATGTCCGCGGACCCAAAGATCAGTCCGTCACCCAGTCCGCTTGTCTTGGTCACGGCGCCTCCACATACACGTCGTTGAGGATCAGGGGAATGGTCAACTCCGCGACGCGGAACACGGTGCCGTCCTGGGTGAGGTAGCCGTACTCCAGTTCCAGCCCGCGGTCGAAGCTCTCTCCGAAGATGTCCACGTTGCGGACCAGGCCGCCGAGCGTGAACCCCCCGCACAGCTGGGCCATGACGTCGTCACCCGCGGCTGCGATGGCGGTGTCGATCGCGTCCTCCGGCTCGGACAGGAACTTGAGGTAGATCCGCGCGTTGACCACGGCGGCCATGGAGACCGAAGCCAGGCCAGACCCTTCCGCGAACGGCATCACACGGTCCAGCCAGAAGCACAGAGTCAGGCCGCCGGCGGACGGGGCCGACTTGGGCTCGTGCAGCATCACCTGTTCGAACTTGCCCGAGCTCTGCCCCATGGTCTGGAGCCCGGTCAGCAGCCCGGCCGTGTTGATGCTCATCCGTTCATCCTCGCCAGGTAGCGGGGCAGCTCACGCTGAGCGATCTGCGCGGACTGCGCGTCCAGCAGGGACTTCACCATGCGGAACGTGGCGTAGCCCTTGAACCGGGTGGTGCGGTTCCGGGACCCGGTGCCCTCCAGCCACGGGCCGTACACCACCCCGTCGTCGTTGACCTCCCACAGGTTGGCCACCTTCTCCGCCGCGATGTGGCCCATGTAGTAGCCGGTCGGGTGCCGGAGCACCTTCTTCAGCCGCACCCGGACCCGCTTGGCACCCTCCTGCGCCACGGCCTTTTCCGCCGCCTGCTGGAAGTCCCGGACCGCACGGACCGCCCGGCCGTCGAACACGGGGCCGGAGGTGCGCACGGACACGTTGAAGTTCGGCACGTCACACCGCCTCGCTGAATGCCTGGCGCCGGTAGCGCTGGCGGAGAAGAGCTCGCTGCTGGGCCAGCGCGGTGCCCTTGAGCTCCTGTGCCGCATCGCCTGCACCGGACACCCGGGCGTACCCCGCGCGCTCGTTCAGCAGGGTGTTCAGGGCCACGGCCCGGGTGTGCGACTCCACCAGGCCCGGGACCCGCAGTCGGGTGAGGGCCGCGGCGGAACTGTGCGCGGCGGCCGGAGTGCCGCTCGCGGCCCGCTCCACCGCCAGCAGGCGCGCGGCGTACACGGCGTCCGCCGTGGTGTGGACCGCGAGCACGGTGCCGTCCCAGGCCCGGCGTACGGACAGCGCGGCGCCCACGACATCGATCACGAGCATGCGCTCCGTGCCGACCGTGATCACCTCACCCGGCTCGATCTCGTCGGGGTCCGCGACGAGCACCGCGGTGGCCGCCGTGTTCTGGGCCAGGTCCGCGGCGAGCACGGTGCCGGTGATGGCGGCCCGCCGGCCGGTCACGTCCATGCGCTCGGTCCCGATCGTGATCAGGTCCCCCACGCCGATCGCTGCGGAACCGGCCGCGTCCACCAGGACCGAGCCGGCCGCCGCGTCCACGGACGCTGCCAGGGAGCCGGCCATGCGCTGGTCGTCGCTGAACCCGAACCAGCCCGTCACCTGGATGTCCTGCTGGTAGGTGGGCCCTCCACCGAACGTGGCCTGCCCGGACAGCAGGATCTCGATGCAGTCGAACGGGGGTTCGTCGCCGTTGTCCGCCCGGCGCACGATGAACTGTGAAGGGCTGATGACCCGGCCGCCGGAACTGAGCTGGACCACGGACACGATCTCGTTCCGCTGGAGCCACAGGCGCCACGTGCGGGTGGACATGACCGCGTCCGGAAAGTCGAACCTCCGCGTGGTCAGGACCGGGGTGAACGTACGGCGGGTGTCTCCGTCGATCGAGTCGGTAGCGCCCGTCAAGGCATCGTCCACGGCTGCATCGGAGCGCGCCGTGTCCTTGATGTCCAGCGCGTTCTTCACGGATTCGCGCGTCGCGTACCAGCTCACCGGGGCCCCAATGCTTTCGTCGGGCGGTGCATGTTGGTCACAGTGTGCCACGGATACCGCCCGGACACAGCGAACGGCCCCCGGGCAGGAACCGGGGGCCGTTCAGCACTGCCGCAACTGCACATCCTCTGGGGCGAGCTTACACGGGCGTCGCCCTGGTCACCCACTGCCCGGCCACCTGCGCGATGTAGTGCCCCATCGGGCAGTGCAGGATGCCCTCCGGGTTCGTGTCCAGCAGCACTCCATCGTCCGGGCAGGCCACGGGCGGGGTCTCGATGTACTGCCGCCGGTACTGCGCCTGTTCCTTGAGCACGTCCAGCAGCTGCTGGTAGGCCACGGCTCAGAGATCCTTGGTCTTCTCGATCAGGTCCGCCTTGGTCGCGGCCTGCGCGTCTTCCTCGGTCCAGCCCCAGGACACGGCATAGGAGATCCACGCGTCCTTGGGGTCGTTGACGGCGGGCCGGGCCGGGCCGGGCTCCTTGCCGTTGTCCGCCGCCGGCGGGACTTCGGGGTCCGGGACCGCGGGGTTCTCCAGTTCGGGCCCGTGCTCGCCGGTGATCTCCGGCGGCTGACCGGTGCGGTGGGACTGTTCCAGCGCCTCATTGGTGACGCCGCCGTGAACGGTGCTCTTGGGCATGCGGTGCTCCTCTCGTACGACTCAGGGCCGGCACCCCCACGGTACCGGCCCTGAACGTCGTGCAGTGCGGGTCAGGCAGCGACCAGCGCCGCACCGGAGTCCAGCGGGACCCAAGTGGCAACCCACTTGACCGCGCCCGTGGTGGACGCGCTGGTCTTGAAACCGACCGCCCCCGCCCGGACCACGATCGGCTGCCGGAGCATGGGCGCGAAGGTCACGTTGGGCACCTCGCTGGCCAGCACCGGAACAGATGCCGCAATGGTGACGCTCTGGATCGAGAGCAGGTCCGTCGCGATCCCGGATACCAGGGAGTACAGCGTCCCCACGGCATCAGAGGTGCACGCGGTGGCCGCGCACAGGTCCGCCGCAGCTCCGCCG